CACTCCCATGGTGGGAGTGTCTAATCAGCAATTAAGCTGGGAGGTATCATCATGGTTCAAGAAATTACAGATAGGTTGACCCTACAAGGGCCAGCAACTCAGACTAGTAAGTATGGTGCGTCAGAATCGACAGCACAATATTCTTACGGTGGACGCGTTCTAGGATTTTGGAAATCCATAGATAGCGTTCGGACTGGGTCATTTCATCCTGGAAACTTCAGGGCGAATCCTGTAATTATCAAGACTATGGTGAGTCGCGTCGAACCGTGTGATTATAAACTTGTCAGAGCTACCAATCCATCCTTTGAGAATTACACACTCACTGGACAATGGTTGGGAACTTTAGCAAGTGGACAAATCGCACAATGCAAAGGCGAGGTTTTGTGGAACGCATCGTTAGCTGATGAGACGGAAATCCGTGCTCTAAGCAAGATGTCTGACACTAATCTCGACGTCGGTGTGATGCTCGGAGAATTGGGAGAAACTATCCAAATGATCCGGCACCCTCTGAAGGGCATCATGGCACATGCTCGGAAATATCGAGCAGGCCGCGCTTCGGCCTCATCATGGTTACAATTTCAGTATGGCATTAAGCCATTAGTATCTGACATTGAATCTGTGATAAAGGCATTTGACGCGAAGTGGGGAATGGAAAGTAATAAATTCCGTTCCCGGAAGTCCTCAATAACACGGAAGACAAATACTGCTGAATATGTTGATAGCGGTATTTGGACCATGTTATTAAGGCTTATGAAAAGCAAAAGTGTTGAGGTAACGTCTACCTCGCATGTCTATTTCCAGACTAACGTTGAGACGGATCGACAGGCAATTCAACGCTTGTTAGGTCTATCTCCAACCGCAGCTTTGGGTGTAGCATGGGAATTAACTACACTTAGCTTTGTTGTTGATTGGTTCTTTGGAATCGGTCGATGGCTCACGGCAATTCAGCCGACTTCTCATGTGACATTCCTAGGTATAAGTACATCACAGAAGTTTACTGTGACGTACGAATATGTGCCAGTGGCACCTATTAATTACTATGGATATGTTTACGAGAAGTTCAGTCCAGGCAAATGTGTCTTGACTGTGCAAACCCTCGAACGACGTACAGGAACATCTAAGCCGGTACATTTGCCGAGCTTTAACCCTGACTGGGCGTCCTTATCGAGAACATTATCAGCCTTAGCTCTTTTGGTAGGAGCAACTGCTGGCAGTGTTTCTCAGTGTAGGCCGCCCAAAACCCATAGGAAGAAGAAAAACTTCTACCTATTTTAGGAGATAGCTATGTCTATCAAGAATGCCGTCGTTAAGACTGGCGCCACCGCTGTCACAATGACAGGCGGATCGGACCAAACTTTTGGTCCGAATGGGGTTGTGATACCTTCCGGTATTCAAGTGGCTGATGTGAATCAAGCAGACTTCCGCATCAGGCGACAACTCACTTTTAAGAACCGTGTTCCGACTTTGAGTGCTCTTGGGGAATACTCCAAAGACAAGAAGTCGTGCACAATCACGCAGCCAAAGATCTTGGCTAACGGTAAAACTGTGTTCAACCTCATCCGCATTGAGCGGGAAGTACATCCTGAGAGCACAGCAGCTGAAGCACTTGACCTTTTAATGGTCGCAGCTCAAGCTGTATCCGACGCTGATTTCACAGCATTCTGGACTGCCGGTTCACTCGAGTAGTCGCAAAATTAACATGTGAGGAACATCCATGGAAAAGTACCAAACTGATGCAATCATGAAACAAGTCTGGTTGCACCTCGTCGAGGACTTCCAGGACGTTTACGGTCAGGAATATGCACTTCGCCCTTTAAAGATATTTTTAAGCGAAGGCATAAAAGGATTGCGTGCTTATAACTGGCCTGCACGCGGGCAAATAGGCGCACATTTATTTAAGTGTGACTACCAGCTAGAATCCTTGTTCAAACGTTACAGGTTTAAAGACGATGTGTATTCTGATGCAGAGATATTGGCTATGTCATCTACAAAGTTTGTGGATTGTCAAGCTCGTATCTCGTCTGGCATGCCCGTTGATACCCTATCCTTTCGGGTACTGCGTAAAGCACGTCAGATTTGCAAAAGAATCCTTGGTGATTACAACATCGAGGAACACATGCAGTTATGCCGTTTTGGACGCCGGAGTGATGTCACTAATAACTATAGATCGAGTTATCTCGATACTAAGTTAGAGGGGCCCATTACCGGAACAACAGAACACGTCAGGTGGTTTGAAGACTACCTACTTACGGATAATCTTCTCCGTGAGGTGCTTGTGAAGGGCGAGAATCAATACCCTTCATATCAGATGTGTGAATCCTCGTCGATCACTTACGTTCCCAAGACGTACAAAGCTTTCCGTGGTGTCAAAAAGCCGACACTCATAGGTAGTTTCTATACTTATGGGCTTGGTAAGATGCTACAACGAAGGCTTAAAAAAGTACGTGTTTACAAAGGTCTTAGACTGGACATTAGGCGTCTCCAAGAGACGCATAAGAGGTTAGTCAAGAGAAGTTCCCGTGATAGAATTCTGGCCACTGCCGATTTATCGGCTGCAAGTGACAGTATATCATGGGAGTTATTGAATTGGTTGTTACCTAGAAAATGGCTAAAGGTAGTTCTCTTTGGTCGCCAGAGACAAATTAACGTCGAAGGTTATGGACAGATACCGTTACATAGTGTCTGTCTAATGGGTGATGGCCACACATTCCCTTTGCAAACTCTTGTATTCTATAGTCTAGTGAAGGCTATGGAAGAGTTGACAAGTAACGGAAAACATAGGCTCGTATCAGTTTATGGGGATGATTTGATCTACCCATCGGAGTTGCATCCGTTTGTGCGGGTTGTGTTTCCACGCCTGCACCTAAAACTTAACGAGGATAAAACTTATGTTACCGATTACTTTCGGGAAAGTTGCGGCGCTGATTATTGCCGCGGCTGTGACGTACGGCCTTTTAGACCCGAGGCTGGAAGCACCGAGCTTGGAGGTTTGGAACTTGCTCAGTTCTTATATAAGCTCATTAATGGGCTTAAACTGAGGTGGGACGATGTTGAGATACCTAAAACTCAAGAATATCTTCTGCAAGTTCTTCAGAAGACTCAAGAATGCGTGTTTCAAGTACCCGCCTCGTTTCCGGATGGAGCTGGCATTAAGACTGATCGACCCAGGTCCGGCTTTTTCTATAGCCCGGTTCTGTGGTCTCCACGGTTACAAGCGTTCGAATTTCGATTCGTCACGCAGTCACCGCGAAGAAGATTAGTCTTAGGTAGCCAGTCTCCGTACTACTGGGAAAGTCTGAGGGAGGCCTCATTTCCTTCAGAGTTTGATGTGCCCATGGACACAAGGATAGTAAACTACCTTGTGGATGAGCCGGTTGATTCGCCAATGTTACAATGGATGCGTGCAATAAAGCATCCAAAGTACGTCTACGTGAAACGTGGACGGCGCCTCATCCGAATGAGACGGCTAGTACCTTTCATCGCTCGCAAGAGCGACCTTCGGGTACGAGTGGTAACGGGTTCAGATTCTGTCTGGACTGAAGAGCCGCAAGGCTAGGCGAAAGCCAGGTTAGGGTGC